CTGAAAGATAGCAAACAGATTATAACAAGTAGGCATGATTATGTTACCCTGCTCGATGGGAGTGGTAAACAGTCTTGTGATGCTGTCAACCAGGTTGATTCCTCAACCCAAAATACGGATGGTACGGTCAGCGCAAGCAAGGCCAAATATAACCAACCGCAAAACCCGATTAACCAAAGGGTACGGAAAAAGGTCCGCGTGAAGCGGAATGATTTGTTGGACTTGGATGATAAGTTCATACCCGAACAGGCCTTAAAAGCCTTAAGGGATCAAGAGAGACGTGGACAGGCGCGGTCCACGGCGTCAAAAAGACCTGCCTACGTTTGCAATCTGTGTGGACGGGAGTGCCCCCATGTATGTGATTATGTATATATAGAATTAGAAGATTGGCAAAGAATCCCCCACCAAATGCGACCCAAGGCATTACCAGCAGTTACGAAACGATATTCAAAACGACATGTATCAAAACGATTGCCTATCCAACCATCTCAATTGCAACCAGGTGACTGGGACATCCACCGATCGATGTTTAAACAGCCAGTATTCCAGATGGGCGATGAATGTATAGCCTCCCTAATCCTTCAGATGATACGGGAGCCAGACTTGCGGTTGTCTGACATATTGGTAAAAGTTGATCAAGATTTCCTGGTGAGGCTTGGTCTGAAATCTTTACTCAATGCTCCGCTACCAACCGAGTGCATATCGCGTTCACTCACGGCGAGTCCTTTGTTTGGGTATTGTTACTCAGCCGCGTTTCGGGGATTGTGGAAGATTCTGGCAGTTATGGAAATTGGCCGATCCCCTCGAGGCAGAGACATACTGGCAAGCAAATCATTGCAGGGCGCAAAATCATTGCATCAGCTTACGAATCTGGAATTTGAACGAAAAGGACGTTTCGCCCATGTGGAGGCCGATGCTTTTGGACGGCCACCAAGTGTGATATTTGCGAAATATCCCGATGTGCCTTTTGCTGGCGCGACTGACGATACTTGGAGTAGTTCGGATGATGACCCTGTTATTGAAGCCGCAACTGAGTATGAGGAACAGACCAACTCACAACAACCGACTATCAATTTGGTTTGTGTGCAAGCAGAGTACGACCCAGTAGTCACACCGGACATCTTACGGTCTTATGTCGAACATGGGTGGACCATCAACTGGTCTTTACGCTTCAAAAAACAAAAAGGTTCAGCAACAAAATATTTACTGAACGGTGATGTCGGTACACCCTTACATGAAATCGTACATAAAAAAGATTACCAATTGTTTTGCTCTGTAAACTCAGGAGATTGCTATAAGCATTTGTTTGTTAGAAGTGATGATCAGGCTGCAATCACAGCAGATTTAGGGGCTTTGCCAACCGTGAAAGAGTTTAAAGAACACGAAATTTATCTCACGGCATTAATCGATGGTAGCTTAGATTTTTCGAAACGCTTCACTGATGGTGAATACGTACACATCGATGATTATGGCGATCACCCCATCACGCGCTTACTTTTTTCATCCGATTACGATTCAAAGCGTGTGGGTATCAAAATCCCAACTTCTGTTCGAAGAAGGCCCCGACCCAGTATCCGATACCTTGAACGTTCGATGGCCATCAGAAATTTTGCACTTTCCACGTTCATCCTATCCGCATTCAGTTGCGGAATGCTTGTGGTTTCACATCGGTATTTCGAAGACCTACGCATGATGATAACGGGCAAGTGTTACACTTTGCTCGTGACTCTAGATCTGGGGCCCAAACCACGTGTGATTGACTTACTTCGTCAATTGAGCAAAGGTCACCTGTTGCCGGGGCAGTTTGAACTCACGGTGAGAGGATCAACGATTCATGTTAGGCGGGCGACGCAAGGTTTAACCTCGACTGAAATTTTCACAGCTTTCCGTAGAGGATTGATCCCCACACAAGGACGCGTCATCCCACTGCGGCTGAACATGAGAATAGGTGGAAGAGAAGATGATTTGGCTAGCAAAGTAGGCGTTGGCCTCACTTCCTTTTTGAACGGCTATGTGGCCGGAGGTGTGTTAGGAGCAATACGAGGAACCACACAGGAACTTCGACCAGATTGGTTTTCGCGATGCTACAGATTACTAGTTGATGTGGATATGGGTCCATCACCCAGGGTTATCGACTTCATTGAAGCTACGCGTGATTTGCCACTGCGATACCCGTGTGACAACCTTTATATAACATATTCAAATGAATGTATCCACTTGAGTTATGACAATGGTGAACATAATCTCCCTAGTGAACAAATCGTGAACCAACTCAGGGATGGCGAGGTACCTGGATACGGTGTTCCTTATGGACCAGAAACAAAGATTGGGGAACATTGGATGAGCAGTATCCTGTACAGCATGATCGGATTAATAGCCTTGCCTCTAATCGCCGTGATCACTAATTCCACCCAATACCAGGTGTGTAAACTCGTTGCTAATGGGATCCCAAATGGTGATGACGATCTCCTGTTTGACGATGACGGAAGGTGTTACATTGCACTCGCTGACCACCCAGTGGGAACTACGCCGCTTGCGATAGATTGGGCCCGATCAGTTCCAGAAGAAGCAATCAAATACGAAAAATGCATCCTGATTGGCCACCCAGGGATGATACATGTCTTGAGACACCCCAGGGGACGTTCCCCACGAGTCATCATTAGCGAGATGCGAGAAGGATACGCACTGATAAACGGCGTCGTCGAAAGGCTCGGACCCGACAGCCGGATAGGTAAGTTCGAAACGCCCTGTAGTATGAAAGTTGCACTTACATCAGCCATCATCTCCACATTGGGGTGGCAACTAGTGCGCTTAACGATGGGATTCGTATTGGCTGAGCCAACCCTTTCGACGACGCGATTCATCTTCGGACTATTATATTCTATGGTGTGTGCATGGTCCTATTTCGCCCTCCTCCAAGGTGGTAACAGAAAAGCAAAAGGTACGATATACGCCATGGGAAGCCACGGTGACCAATTAGGGCCAAACATGATAGCCGAGAAAAGCCGTGAAATTGGCCTTGATGTAACAATGGTGAATCTCACTGAGGGAAGGTTAGGACGAGACATATTGCATGCGGCTGAGCGAGCCGAATACGATTTAATTCTCGCCCAAATGGGTACAGCCATCTGTGAATTTGTTAACCATGATGAGACCACATTTACCCCGGCATTCGGCAAAATTGTCCCGGGAGTAATAACCTATTCCGTCAATACTGCGCCCAATTGTCGTAAAACCATGAAAATCACATCCATGGATTGGTTGAACCGCATAATTGACCCTCTGTGGTCTAAAGTGGATCTACAATTTGAATCACTTCCCGGACACATCCCCAGGACAGCAGATGGCAGGAACCCCATCTTAGCGCGGTCAAACCGAGGTACGAGATCATTACTGATAGCATTGGGATCGTCTAGTATGAAAGAACCGGATGGATTAGACCCCAGTAGCACATGGAGCACCAGACCAACAACGAAATATCAATATGAATGTCGAACCAACCATCAAGAAATTTTCGCTGATTACAAAACGATCATGCATCACGGCGGTGCTGGAACCGATCGCACGGCCAGAGCTTGTGGTTGTCATTCTATCAGAATCTCAGACGCAATTGATCGTGACTTGATCGATGGCATCAATTTCGTTTACCATAATGACTGGCAACTTTGGTGGGTCAAAGCGTTCGAAAGTATGGATTATGCCCAAAAGCTCGCTTGGTATGGCGTGTTATCTACCAAGCTTGAGCCCCGACATCATTTTAGACTCCAGATTGAATTCTGGCGAGCATATACTTTCACATACGTTAAGATGGTGGTGTCCTCATTGACCTGGCTCTGGAGTTTTGTAAATGCATACTACTATGCCAAGTCTTTCAGCGGAACTATTACCATACTAATATTTGGCTCAGCCATGTCAAGTGTGAGCAACTGCCTCATGAGTGCAAGCATCCGAACCATGATCAGACATTTATGGTCATCAATAACAACAGCACAGTTGAAACATATTATTACAATTGTGGCTAGAATGCATTGCAATTCAATTAGCACCACCACATGGGTCACACCACTGTTCAATTTATCGCCCTATGGTAAACTTGGCAAAGAAATCCTCACCTATCTGTTCTACAAGTACCAGTTCATTCTATGGGAAATTGTGAGCTACATGGCCAAGTTTTGGCTCCTGGTAAGACTAGGTTTCTTTTCCTTCAGTGACGAGATTAAACCTGGTGGAATCTACCTAGGTATAGTGAGGATGGAGAACCAAACTTTCGGGGATATGTTCAAGATGCGGCATGTGCAATTCGTAAATGGAGAGACCAATTGCGTTGTCAGCCTAACCATGGATGATTCACTGAAGGTCACCGTCGAATCCAAGCCGTACAAGGCATCAAAAATGGAATGCAATTTGTTATTACCGTTTATGGACATGGACGATTGGGAATGGCTACAATCATCTCTACTCAAATTGAATGGAACCGTGTACTCACCCATCAACAACTGTCAAACGAGCGCGTTCTCGATATTGGTGAGAGCTGGCTTAAACAAGTTTGAGATCATGGAATACGATGAATTAGCATGTTACCTTATCTTGCTATCGGCTATGTTTGGATTGCTGGTGTATAGCATCTCACTGATGGCAACTATGGGTCTGATTTTTCTGCTCTTCGTCACTATTGGCGTATTCAATGAACGCTTTAGCAACCTGGCTGATGACATGATGCCTCATATTCATTTTGCTGGAGCGATATTTGGCACCCTAGAGTTGCGACCCATTAGAATGTTGCTACAATCCATTCCTGATTGGCTCGATGGGCCACTTGTAATCGATAAGCCAAGTAAATACCCGGCCGTCCCTTCCTTTAATTGTGGTGTGAAACCAATTTCGCTCAGGGTCATGTCTATTCCGGTTAAAGGCAAGTCACGATGGTTTGTGCAACCATGCACGGGTATCAACCGGGCCAATTACACACTGCACAGGGATTACAAAGCAACGCACAACTTACACCAGGTGACTGACGACGGTTTGGCGACCAGGATGACAAAGCGACAACGCGATATAGTCAGAGATTTTAGACGCAGAGTTGCGTCATTGGAACTCAAGGGTAAGATTGCCATCATTGCAACAACGAAAGAGAGACCCATCCAAGATGAGGTTATGAAAGCAGCTATGTCTTGTGATGGTGTCATATTGATCACCAATGAGGACCTCAGCCTGACACCCGACCCTAAAGTACATCAAATTATAGTCGACGCAACCGGTAGGGAATGCGCAGCCCTTAGGCTTGCATGCCCGGGCAAGAAAAACACCACATGGGTCTCACTTAATGCATCCTACGGTATGAACGTCATCAAATGTGTCGATAAATTGCTAACGGTCGCAAATGCTGATGAATTAGTATGTGTCACCAACTACGGACTGAACCCAGGACCTGCTGGGCTATGTGCCTACAAACAATCCATCGTTGACTCGAACACCATTGATTTAGATATTTATGGTTCCGATGAGATTGCAATCGCCAACAGAAGAGGGACGGTCTACGTTGAAAGAAACCTGGCAATGTTTACCAGTCTGAGAAAAGAAATGAATTTTCCGTGCGAGAGGCGAATAGTAGTCTTCGATGAAAACACTTTAGAGGACGAGATGTGTTTTAGCGTGACTCAATGGAATTATGAACACATCATCCCACAGCTCAACAACCCGGACAATTGGAAGCTCAATGTCTCAAGGAACGATGAAGGAATCACAGTCGGTGATACGACTCTAACGATGTCTCCGGTAACGTCGGATATGTATTCAGAAGGCACGCCCGTTGAGGCCATTATCGACGACATAAAAGTTAACATGGCCGGGTTTGCTGCCAAAGTTGGAACGACAATTGAAAGAGGGCTTAAGAATGCCAAGACTTCACCGATTACCTCAGCCGTAGCCTCGGCATATTTTCGGGTTGCCGAAACTTTCGCTTTCTCTCATCGAGATACGCCAAAACGTATGTGGGCACCCATACATGCCGAACTCAACAAGAGCCGGGCTGAAGAGATCAAACTCAACTTGCATTCGAACCCAGTTTTCGTCCCTGCGTCATTCGACGAAACACTGTCTTACTACATTAAGCACTTGAATTTCGCTCAACATGATAAGAAAAGAATTTTGAATCCTACAGAATACCGAAGGCGCGTGAACAGAAACCCCTACATTGATAATTACCTAGCTGAGAAATTGCCGGACGCATACAACAAAGGAGTTGATGCATCCGTTATAGCCACAAGACAAGTCATGCTCGAATCTCTTGCACGTTACAACAAAGGTGGTTTTGTCGACGCAATGACCGACAAAGATGTGACTGGAATTACCGAGGCTTTATATAAGAAAAATCCAGACATGTTTGATAATGCGGTTATAGCTGACCCATACAAATTAACGAAAAGATTCTTGTCATACAAAAAGTATAGCGCCGGCTTACCATTCACATACGAAGGATCAGGCATCAAAAAACGATCAGACTTGCGGAAATTTGGATGGTTGAAGCCAATCGCCGAACTAGGCAAACTACCATACAAAACCGGTGAGTGGTACCCAGCAATTGCTCATGCCTTCCCCAAAAGTCAGGTTGTGAAGTTAAACAAGATACTTGAAAACCCAGCAAAAATGCGTTCTATTGTCGCAACTGCCGGGTTCAACAACGTCCAACAAGGTATCTTGAATTTTGATTTAAACAACAGACATGACTTCACGGGCACGCACGAGAAAGTTGCTATGCCGCTGTTAGGGTCGTACATGAACTACGTTTTCCAAGACCTAGAGAGGTTTCAAAATGCATATTCCTTCGACGTCACAGCAATGGATGCCAACCTGCCTGATAATGTTTTGAAGGTGATAGCAGAACTAAGGAAGAAAGGTTTCGAGAACCACCCCGCGTCAGATGTCATCAACAAACACATTGATTGCGCCATGGAACAAACCAAGTTCAGTTACGTCATGAACCTCGTAGCTAGCGACATCGATGAACTATGTGGCGACGATGCCTTAACTCAAAGAGTGCGTGAATGGGCAGTTGGCAAAGGTGAATGGGCCATAAGTGATAAACGTGTCCCAGGAGGAGTACTGTGTAAACGTAAAGGTGGTTCAACAGGTGACTCGAACGTCACATTCAACAACACTAAAGGTTTGCCTATTATATTAATGTACGTATACTGTCAAGCAACCGGAACTACCTATAATTCCTTCTTTGACCGAGTTGCCTTACATAACTTCGGTGACGACGACGTAATCGCTATGGATGAAGGGAAAGACATAGCTGACAAGATGGTTTCGATAGCCAAAGATAAGCTGGGTCTTACCCTGCGTTATGAATCTACAGGGACAACAGTTCAGGATCAAGTGTTTTTAGGGAAGAAACCAATACCCAGCGAGTTGAAAGAACAGGACTTTATACTTGCCGGCATCCCAATGCCCAAATACGCCATAGTAAATGACACAGAAACAATGCGAATGCGCCTAGCTCGAGAAAAAGCAGAAATGAACAGGCACAAGGGCATTAGGCATGAAATGTACCGCTTGGAGAAAGCTATGGGGTACGCCCTGTTGACGGCCCATCAACCAGACATGTACAACTTGATCGAGGAGTATTTCGACGAGGTGTGGAGGCGTATACCCGACTCTCTAGTAACCCAAAAATGGTTCAAGAAGAAGTATAAGCTACCATCGTACAAAGAGGTGATTCAGAAATGGTACAGACCACTCAGAGAAAGCGATTTCCAAGGAGTACATGGCCTACAATTTCAAGTGTCTTTGGTTGCCAAAACAGAGCAAAGCTTCATACGAATCTGCAGAGCCCTTGGTATGATAATGGACTGGTTTCCGTCACACCTAGTTAGCCCAGATCAAACGGCGAACGCATACAGGGTTACGGAGCTCCATGCCGGGTATTTTGAAGCCCATGCTTGGCACAACTTTGTAAAGAAGCACGGAGAGGCGCCAACCGCAGACGAATTACAGTCAATCCTTAACATGGGGCCATATGGTCAGTACACCAACGCCCATTATTGGTTGAAGACCAAAGGTTTTGATCTCCCAACAAGCGGCCCGTTATTTGAGCGTAATTTTGCGCACGCAACTTGGATGGTGTTGATCTACACCGGCGTCTACGTGCAAACCAACGCCATGATTGGATTAGTAAATAAGCTCCCTTTTGGCAACGTTGCAACCGAACTATTAAATCTCCACGTATACAAATGCAGGAGGTGGTTTGGGACACTAAGTTACCTAAACTACTTAGCGACATCAACGAACAACCCCATCATTGATGGGCTCATGCCAAGGGATCCATATTCTTATCATAAAAGAGCAGCACTCTTACTGCAGTCACTTCTTCCTGAGGCAAAAATGCTAGGCTACATACCCATACACAAATTGATGGCAGCCATAGGCGATAGCTTATCAATATTCGCCTGGACGGCCAACCTATCCATGTCGACTGCCGGTGACGCTGGCAATACGTCGAACCCAGATGCGTGGCATAAGTCATTAGAAGAAGCAAAAACTATCATGGCTGCTGGTGGAACACCACTCATTGTAGCACACACTGGTACAGGGAAAACAAGGGATCTCCCCCCTCTGGTAATGATGGACCCAGACTTGAAACCAAGCCAAACAATCATAGTGATGCCTCGGATCATAATCTGTGAATCATACGCACAGAAATCTGGGGCTGTATTCAAAAAGAGAGGCATCTCCAAAAAAGGCAGACTGATGACGTGCACTTATGGTTACTTGAATCACAGTCATGCCAATGGCGCCATATGGTGGGATAAGGATGCTGTGTTTGTGTTTGATGAAGCCCATGAAGAAAGCACTGACTGGTACCAATTGCGACGGACCTTCCTGAACAACCACAGGTGCATAACCATGACCGCAACCCCCGCAGCCGCAACATGTGTGGATTTCCAAGTTGTGAAAGTCGATATCGAGCCCAGATACAGTATCACCGTAGAGACGTCCCCTGATATGGACACCGCAATAACTGATTATTTTCCTAAGTGTAGGCGAGGCCTAATCATCGAACCCTCGTTGAGAAAATGCAGCAAAATAGCGGACAACCTGCGCGCGACTGGTTATGCCGTAAAAGTTGTACATGCAGGGGACAGGGAAATACCTGATGGTGTACACATCGTTGCAACATCAGTCGTGGAGTCTTCCATAACTATACCCGGCTGTGATCTAGTGATTGATAGCGGTGAGAGAATGGTAAACGATGGAGGAACATTGCGACGTGTACCCAATGACACAGCAGGAATGATTCAAAGAAAAGGCAGGACAGGAAGGACCAACTCAGGACTATACGTCCAACTCGTGGCGCCAAAAAATGTACTATATAAACCAGTACCAGATGTGAACTCGCTACTTGCAAATTCAGCAGCTGTCTCTTCACTGCGAATGTCCATTCCATTCGACAGATGCAGTGGAAGTAGGAGCCTGCTCATAGACAAGTACGCTATCATAGATGGTGTGGTGCCCGAATACAAAGATGGAATATCATTATTACATTTCATTTTAAATTCGGGCAAAACTTTAGATGAGGCCGAACCCTTGTACACTAAGATTGCGAGAGGTCGAAGTGTACCGGAATTAGACCACATCCTCATGACTGACATTATTGACATCAACAAGTTGCCCAACTACTCGACGGTCGTTAAAGAATATATCCGGGGTAGAATAAGCTACAAAATTGATGGCAAAAGTGTTGGAAACATTGCCCGTATCCTAAACTACCAAGTAGTTACGGAAATGGTCGATGTGGAATGGGAGGCGCGGGCAGATGACCGAATTGAGCAAGGTACGCGCACACCCAAAAACATTGTGAAAACAGGGAGACGTAGGCCATGCAAGAGCAAACGCGAACGTGGTTGAACTCCCTTGTGGTGACGAC